TTTAAGTCCAGCTTATTGGGCTATTAGGAGTTGGCAATAATGAACGATAAAATTATTACTGCACTTCTGGCTATCTTAATAGCACTATCAGGTTGGAGTCTATCAACGACAGTTGGTTTAAAATCAGATGTAGCAGTATTAAAAGAAAAGGTATCTAAAGTAGAAAAGGATATGGAAGAAGCGGTCTGGAATACACTTGATACAAATAAGAAAAAGAAAAAGAAAAAGAAAAAGAAGAAAAAGAAGAAGTTAAATGTTCAATGATAAATGGTTTATAACATTATTATTTTTTGTATTATTAGGATTAGGATTATCAGGATGTAATACTGTATGCCCTGATAAAACAACAGTTGAAATAGGAGTTACAGAAACAGATAGCAAGAACGATAAGCTACAAGAAAAGAAATCTATAACTCAAACTTGGAAATGGGGAAAGAAGAAGTGTAATGAAGAAAGATAACGATACAATTAAAGTTAGTTCTGAGTCTAAGCTACAACTTCCTCTCGCTAATTTAATTGGGATAATTATTGTTGTTAGTGGAGCAGTATTCGGTTATGCAAATCTTACAGGTAGGATTGGAGCATTAGAAACCGCAGATACTTTATTCCAAGCTGATCTTCTTAAAAAAGCAGAGCAAGAGCCAAAGAACTTAGAGATGTTTATGTTAATAGAACATTTAGCATCACAAATAGAATCTATTGAAAAAGAAATAGAAGCTAGTAGATATAATAAAGTTAATATAGATCATTTAAAAGAACAAGTAGATGGTATAAACAAACAAATAGAAAAATTAAGGAATGGAAGTCATTAATGATGGAAAAAATATTAACTTTGTTGGTTGGACTTTTAATTGCATTAGGTGGTTGGTCATTGTCTAGGACTTTTGAACTATCTACTAGCCAAGCAATTCTTGAAACTAAAGTTGAAAAATTAGAATTTGAAGTAAGAAACACAGAAGAAAAAATGGCTGAAATGTTTGATATGGATGAAGAAATTATGGAACAACACAAAGAATTATTTAAAAAATTAGAAAAATCTAATACAGGATATAATTATAATTAGGATATAAAATGATAGAAACAGTTTTTGCTTTACTTTTAATAATTGACAATGAGATTAAGGAACACAGAATCCAAGATAGTTTAAGTAAATGTCTAAAAGCTAAAAGATATGCTATGAGAGATAAAGGTGCTGAAGATAGAGTTACTTATCAATGTATTAAATCAAAAGCTAATATAGAAATTTATATGGGAGAGAAAAAGATAACATCTTTAATTTTAGAATAATATGATTGACGAAGATAGGACATTTGAAAACGAAGTGAGATTTAATAATGATAGATTGGGTGTTAAAAAAAATAGAGAAGATAACAAGGGCAATATTCCATTGGACTTGGAGAGTTCAAACACACCGAAAATACAAAAGGAAAAAGTAAATGGAGTATGTTCTGACGATAATCATTTGTGCGTATGTGGAAGCTAAAACTCAATGTATGCCACCTTTTACACTCAATCAGACCTATAAAGATGGTTATACTTGTATGCTTGATGGTTATACAAAATCTTATGATAAAATAGTTGAAATAGGTAGGGAAGAAGTTAATAAATATAATATCTATATAAAATTTGGTTGTAGTGAAAATATCTCTAACAAAAAGTCAACATAAAGTAAGTCAATCTAATAAAAGATTTAGAGTTCTTATATCAGGTAGAAGATTTGGTAAGACATATCTTGCTATAACTGAGATGATGAAATACGCATCAAAACCTAATCAAAAGATATGGTATGTAGCACCAACTCTTAAAATGGCTAAAGATATTTGTTGGTCTAGCTTAAAAGAAGTTCTTAATCAGTTTAATTGGATAGAAGATATTAACGAAACAACACTTACAATAGTTATTAGAAAATCAAATAGTACAATAAGCTTAAAATCAAGTGATGCTCCAGACTCATTAAGAGGTACAGGTTTAAACTTTTTAATATTAGATGAGTTTAGTGATATTGATAAAAGGACTTGGTTTGAAGTATTAAGAGCATCAGTTTCAGATACACTCGGAGCAGTTTTAATGTGTGGTACTCCTAAAGGCTATGGTAATTGGACTTATGAAATGTATTTAAAAGGAAAGCAAGACCCTGAATGGGATAGCTTTCAATTTACTACTTTAGATGGTGGTATGGTTACAAAAAAAGAAATAGAACAAGCAAAACAAGACTTAGATCAAAGAACATTTAGACAAGAGTTTGAGGGTACTTTCGAGAATTATGCTGGGTCAATCTATTATAACTTTCATCCTGTTGAGTCTGTTGTTAATAAACCAATAGAATATAATAAACCTTTTCATATAGGAATGGACTTTAACGTAGACCCAATGAGTGCTTGTGTTGCTCAAATAGAAAAAGAAAAGATTTATATTGTTGATGAAGTA